CCCGTGGGGTTAATACCCCACGGGAGTCGCTTGTCAATGTAGTTGCTGCAGAAGTTTTAGACCTTCTGAGGTGGTAAATCAATTGCCTTACTGTAGCAGTCAAGTACTGCCTTTAGGTCAATGATTTATCGAAGCAGTCACGTACTGCCTTTAGGTCTTTAGTTTTTGTAGGAGGTATAGCATCCTTCACTACGTCTTCGGACGTATTGTAATTATGTTGATGAGCACCTTGTCAGGATTGTGGACAAATTTGTCAATTGTCTTGTATATATATGTGTGATAATCATTTAATTATAAAAACAAAATAAAAATGTATATTAGTTGTCACTATTTTTACTGATCAACACTGGTAGTTAGTCACAGTGTAGAACTATAAGCGTAATCAACGCAGAACACTCAATCTAAGTTATGAGGTTAACTTATCTTAGAAACAGGATCCATTCCTGGATGTTTTTATCATAGTGGACGTGCGGAATCCGTTACGATAACGCGGTATTATTACCATAGAGAGACCGCTCTCTCAATGGTTAAGATCACATATTTTTGTGACACGTAGAGTGAAATGCTTTACGGCGGCCATAGCTTTAATTTATCTTTGTAGATAGGGCTTGAACTCCCCCTTTGGCGCCCATTAAAACGGGTTAGGGGTACTCTAGTTTTGGAAGACTGGAGTGAGTAAGCGCGACTTGGAGCAGCGACACTCTTTTCGAAGAGTGATAGATTGTCCTTGTCAGAGAATAGATTACTGTTATCAGCATGTTTTGATCTTGCTTCATCCACGGAAGTATTGCATTATATGTGCCGTTACCTTGTTATTCAAGCGAAGGCTTGAGTTTGAATAACGTTTGGTAAGTATTAGCCTGCTTCTATGTAGGTTAGTGGAAAGACCAGGCGCTGGGGTATGGGTTAATAGCCCCCCTAGCATCTATATAGCAATGAAGTTACTAATAGCCAAAAATTTATGTTCCGCTCTTCTGAGACACGTATCTCAGACATTACTTTAGAAGAGAGGGCAGGCCTTGACGGCCGTCCTACCCAGATTTGGGGAAGTGATAAAGACGTCTCAGATGACGTTCCTTTTACGGACGTGGAAGATGATTTTGTGCGTATCGCTGAGAATATTGCGAATACGCAACCCACACCGAATACCGCAGCAGGTATTTTTGGTGATGGGTGGAAAGCTAGGATTAAAATCCTGGCAGAGGCAGCTTCATGCGATGACGGTGTGTGTGAAGAAATTCTCAAACACCTTGAACGCATTGCCTTGGTATTGGTAGCTTTGCATGGTCAGTCAACTACCAGTGGCGTTATTGCCACAATGATGTTGTACGCTAAGACGTACTGCCCGGAGAGTCATTTGCATCAACTTCGGGATACTCTTTCTGTTTTACTTGGCATGGAAAACCAATCTGAACAGGAGGGGAGTGGAGAGAAAGGTGAGCCTACGTGGCTCACTCTTCTCAAATCTGCAAAAGACAATTGGGAATTGGTTACTAGAAGCCCTACTTTTAATAGGGTTTCAGCTCTGTTGAGTTTTGGTACCGTCCTTGGTCTTATTGGTCATATTCCTTCATTGGAACTGAGCAATGGAGCCATTATTAAATTTGTAGATTTACAATTTGGAAAACACGTTAAGGCGTATGACTTAGTTGACGCTGTATTTTCCACCATAATTCATTTTATTGAGAGAGGCCATCGTGCCTTTGTTAAACGAAGTTGGAAGCTCTTTTTCCTTGAGAATGAGGAAGCAGCTGAGTTGGATGAACTTTATGGTTTAGTCATGAAATGGCATGATTCTGTCATGATTGGCGACATTCAGGAGGCGTTTGGTAAGTCTGAAACTGACTACCAAGCAATCCTGGCGGAAGCTATTGAGCGGCATAAAGCCGCATATTATGGTATGAAGCCAGGATTTGAAAAGAATGTTTATTGGAACAAGCTTGCCCAGTTGCAACAACGTGATTTGGCATTCTTCCGGCATCGACGCGCTGGAGGATTACGGGTGGCACCGTATTGTATTCTCCTCACTGGAGCTTCCAGTGTAGGAAAGAGTTCGGTCTATAGTATTATTACTAGTTATCTCCTAAAGACGTTCCAATTAGGAGAGCCCGGCAATGTTGTTACTCTCAACGAAGTCGAACAATTTGAGTCGCAGATGCGGTCAGATACGACTATTGTTGGTTTTGATGATATTTGTAACACTCAAGCTTCGTTTACTGGTGGAAAGAATCCACTAGAACGAATTATTCGTTATGGAAATAACGTGAAGCAAACCGCCAATATGGCAGATCTTGAAATGAAAGGTAAGATTTTCTTGCAACCAAAGGCCTTGGTCGGCACTACTAATGTGCCTGGGCTTATGGCTGCGAAATTGTCTAATGAACCAGTTTCTGTTTTACGGCGTTTTGACATTCATGTTACTGTACGAGTAAAACCTGAGTATTGGAAAGAAGGCTCCCATATGCTTGAGCCCTCTAAGGTGCCGGATGCACCTGTACCTGATATTTGGGAGTTTGATTTGTTTTACTGTGTCGGGCAACCTGATTCACGTGCATCAACCCAACGTCTTGCTGATATCCCAAAGATGGAGCCTCATGTCTTTAAGGGTAAGCAGATGCTTGGAATTGATATATTCGAGTTATTGGAGTTTATCGGTTTTAAATTCGATGAACATCATAGTCGACAGAAGAAATTTGTTGACCGCTCGAATACTTTACACACTTCTATTGAAACGTGTTCTAAATGTTTTCGTTTGAAGGCGCGTTGTGAGTGTGTGGAGTTGGTGTCTGTTCCACCGGAATCGCTTGATAAGCAGTTCCGTGTGGAGCAGATGGTTACTGCGTTTACCACTGCAAGGTGGTTACATAGATTTCATATTCATCGTTTATTTATGTTTGAACGCATTAATCATTTTCTGGCCTTGTTTGCGTTGTATCGTAACCGGCATATGCTGTGGATTTCCTTACGGGGTGCATTCATAGCAACGCTGATAGGTACCATTGGAGGTATCTGTGCAATGGTTTATAGCGATTTGCCTGGACCGTTGTGTTTGTTTACAATGTTTGTCCTATGGGCTGCCTTGTTTGATAGAACCCATGGTGAAATATTGTCCGCTTATGAGCAAGCTTTATCTATGCAGAATTTTGGTGTCACAGCATCACAAGTGTTGTGGAACCCTCTGTTTAAGACTGTCTGCTCGTCAGTGGTAATATATGGGATTTATCAGGTTGCGAAGTGCTATTTTGCATTTCGTAATATGGTACCTCAAGGTAATTTGGTACCAGCGTCGTATGACGATGTGGTGGCTCGGGATAAAGAAGAAAATCCTTGGGCCGTGCCTGTGGTGGCGCCTATGCCTAGTACTCAGCAATCACGCACTGTATTGCGTGAAGATATGTTGCGTTTAGTTGAGGCAAACACCATGTATATGGAAAGTGAATCCGGAAGTGAATTACGGGTATTCTTTATTAAGTCTAATTTGGCTTTAGTACCCGGTCACATGATGGATCCAGTTCCTGGCAAGAAAGTCCGTGAGGAGTTTGTTGTCACAATGCGTAGAGCAATGCCTAATGGAACTCGTAGTGAGTTTCGGGCACGTCTGTCGAAGACTTATTCTTATCGACTTCAAAACGTTGATGCTCGTGTGGTGTGGGTTCCTAATGCACCATCTATGCGTGATTTGACAAAATTTCTTCTGACGGATTATACACCGAGACCAATGCCTGGTACTTTTATTAACCGCTTGGCAAATGGTACAATTCGTCGTACGGATGTTATGACTACTGTCCTACGTGGGCAAATTCAATATGATTTGGATTATGCCACATATGTAGGTTTGTGTGGCGCACCATTGGTGGGCCACACAAAAGGAAATGTCATTTTGGGTATTCATGTGGCCGGATCTACGGGAGGTGTCCGTGGAGCGGCTGCACCTATTATCCAGAGTGATATTGACTTAGCAGTTAGTTATTTGAACAAAGTCCCAGGTTTTGTTGCTACAGCTAGTATGGGGGATATGCCTCAAACTATTTATGGTAAACAATGTATTGTTGAGACCGAAGTTCATCCCAAGAGTCCAGTTAATTTTCTGGATAAAGGGACTACAGTGGAATACTTTGGTAGATGTACCGGTAGATCCACGGCCGTATCGCGAGTGACAACTTCGGCTATTTCTAAGTTAGTCACTAAGCATATGGATATCCCTAATAATTTTGGACCACCAAAGTTTAAGGGACCGGATGGCAGGTCACCCTGGCATCCTTGGAGAGAGAGCCTGAATACTTGTGGTCATCCGACTATTGGTGTTCCTGGCAGCGCTCTCCGTTGGGCGGTAATCGACTATTTGACACCTTTGATTAGGGAGTGTAGTCGAGTGCCGCAATGGAAGAATCTGAAACCGTTGGAACGGTTGCAGAATGTGAATGGTATTAATGGATGCAGGTTCATTAATGCTATTCCACCCAGTACTTCGCCGGGTTTCCCTCTTGCAGGAAAGAAGAGTGATCTTATGGTCTTTCTTGATCCTGAACAGCATCCTGATTGGGCTGCTCCTCGTGATTTCTTACCCCATATTTGGGAAGAGGCGCAGCGCCTTAAGGACGCATATCGTAGAGGGGAACGTGGTTATCCTATTTTCAAGGCTTGTCTTAAAGATGAGCCAACTAAGAAAACTAAGGATAAAGTACGGGTCTTCCAAGCTGCTAGTTTAGCTTTGCAGTTAAACTTAAGGGAGTATTTTCTCCCTATAGCTCGGTTCCTAAGTATGAATCCCATCTTGTCAGAGATTGCGGTTGGGATAAATGCAATGGGGCCCGAGTGGCAGCAACTTCATGATCATATTACCAAGTTTGGTCGTGAAAACATATTAGCTGGGGATTATAGTAAATACGATTTAACTATGTCTTCCCAGTTAATGTTTGCAGCATTTTCTGTTCTGATAGAGATCGCACAAGTATGCGATTATTCTACAGATGATATTGCTGTAATGAAAGCTATGACTGCAGATGTTTGTTATGCAGTTACGGCTTTCAATGGTGACTTGGTTGAATTGTTAGGTAGTAATCCTTCTGGACATAACCTCACTGTATACATTAACTCTATTGTGGGTGCCTTGTTGTTAAGGGCATATCATTATGAGCGAATAGGTGCAGGTAATTTCCGGAAAGTAGTTGCTGCCATGACATATGGAGACGATTTGAAGGCTTCTGTTCATCCTTCTCTTCATTATGATTTTAATCATATTGCTTATGCAAATTGGTTGTCAACAATTGGAATGAAATTTACTATGCCCGATAAAACTTCCACGCCTACTCCGTTTATGAAAGATGAGGATTGTGATTTCTTGAAGAGGAAATCTGTTTTCATTGAGGAGCTTGGAATGTGTGTTGGAGCATTGGAAATTGAATCCATTGTTAAACCTTTGCACTGTGGCTTACAGTCGAAGGTGTTGACGCCCACTGAGCAAGCAGTCACTAATTTGGACTCAGCTGTATTTGAGTTTTTCTGTCATGGACGCGACGAGTATGAGAAACGTCGTAGACAGCTTATTAATATAGCTGAGGATGCAAAACTGAGCGGCCAGTGTCGTAACCTTGATAAAGGTTTTGATTACTGGGTTGCTTTGTGGCGCAATAAATATCTGGGTGAGGATAACCCAGTGGTGGATTCGAACGGGGCCACCTTAAATATACTGGTTCATAGTGATGATTCTGACGCTATCGTAGAGTAAAACAACAGATCAATGGATAATTGGATACCATGTGTTTATATATTTGCATGTTTTTATGTTTTGCATATAGGCTTTATTCATTTGGGTGTGTAACATTATTTAGTGTTGGTGTGGCCCGCACCATTGTAAATATGCATATTACGTGTTTTAGGTTTTGCATGTAATATTATCTCTGACCTTCGAATCAAAATGATAAAAATTATGATCTGACCCCTGCTTCAGGGGACACAACTAACCAAGTGACATCTTTTATTGATGCCACTCCCTCCACGAAGATGGATTATTCTTCAGTGGTGGATACTACTTACCAGACAGCGGATACCTCTGATTCGGAGTTAGGGAATTTTCTTAGCCGTCCGGTAAGAGTAAAAACTATGTTATGGCCCGTTGGGTCGCAATTGTTCGATAGTTTTGATCCGTGGACTCTCTTTTGTGAGAATCCTCGGAATATTAACCGAATTACCAGTTTTAAGCTTTTGCGTGGAAAATTACACTTGAGTTTCAAGCTCAATGGTAATGCTTTCCATTTTGGTAGAGCAATTGCGTCGTATATCCCCTTGGCTGGACCGGCTGGGTTTGACGACATGACACGAGATAGAGCATTCTTTTCTCAAGATATTATAGCTGCGTCCCAAAGACCGCATGTTTATTTGGATCCCACTACTAATTCAGGTGGTGAGATGTGTCTTCCATTCTTTTGGTTTAAGAATTATTTGGAAGTTAACCAAAGTGATTGGCGGGATATGGGACAAGTTATAGTTCATGATTTAGGAACGCTCAAGCATGCGAACGATGCGACTGATACTGTTGTTGTCCAGGTGTATGCTTGGATGACAGATGTTGAATTGGCAATTCCTACTTCTGTTGATCCGACATCATTGGTACCGCAGTCTACTGTAGAATATAATAATACTCGTAAGAAGAAGGGTCCTACTATGAGCCGAGTCACTAAAGATGAATATGATTCGGCTGGTGGTATTGTATCTGGACCTGCGAGTACAGTAGCAAAGATAGCTGGTCAGTTATCTAAAGTACCGTATATTGCACCGTATGCTAAGGCTACGCAAATGGCAGCTGGCGCAGTGGGAGGCATTGCGAAGCTGTTTGGGTATTCTCGGCCCAACATAAATACAGGAGGTTCGTTTTATAGACCTTGGGTAACAGGTAATTTAGCGTCTGGTGCTTTGCCGGATACTGCTATAAAATTATCGATAGATCCGAAACAGGAAACTACCATTGATTCACGTGTCGCTGGATTAGACGGCACTGATGAACTGGATATTCGGTCTATTGTTACCCGTGAGTCCTATCTTACGTCTTTTAACTGGAATCAGACAGATCCTGTTGATGCTAAGTTATTTTCTATGAGAGTGACTCCTGCATTGCATGATGTTTTGTCTGTTCCAGATGGTACTGAACTACATTTCACTCCATCCTGCCTAGTTCAAAATTTATTTGGATATTGGCATGGTAGTATGGAAGTGCGTTTTCAATTTGTATGTTCAGCATACCATAAAGGACGTGTTAAAATCATGTATGATCCAGTTGATTCTCCAAATCCTGTGGAAGATAATGTCAACTTCACAGAGATCGTGGATCTTGCAGAAACGCGTGATTTTACAATTAAGATAGGATGGGGGAGAGAGAGACATTGGCTTAATACAGTCAATGATTGGTCTGTTCCTCCTGTATTGTTTGACGTAACCGGTGCTACATTGGAGCCTGATGGTAATTACTTTAATGGTACTATTACCATGAGTGTTATTAATGAGTTGACTACACCTAACTCTGTGGCAAATAATAACATTTATGTGGCAGTGTCTACACGTATGTGTGACGATGCCGCATTTACTGCTCCAACACATGCTGGTATTTGTAATTTAACGTACTTTCCTGTTCCCGGTGCAACTGCTACTTTTACTGGTGGTGAGTTGGAACCTCAGTCTGCTATTGAGACTGATGTTCCAGTAGCAGCTCATGATAATGAAGCTGCTCCGGAGACTACGAAAGTGTCTGAGGTGTTTTCTGCTATTACTCAGGATCCATCGTTTTTCGATATATATCCTGGTGAGAGTATAGACACCTTGAGACTGTTATTAAAACGTTATAACTTCCACCATGGTGTAGGTGGAGGTACAGCTAATAATGTAGCAACAATTCGTAAGGTGAGCTTACATGCTTACCCTTACTATCGTGGTAGTCCTACTGGTGCTGTTAATATAGCTACTGGTGGGACTGTTGCTTGGAATTATGCCCAAAATACTGTGATGAATTATTTGACTCCAGCATTTAGTGGCGTAAGAGGGGGTGCAAGATGGAAAGTCTTTACATCTCCTCAATCCAATCAAAACCACCAGGCCCATTCGATAGCCTATCGGCTATCAAATAGGTACACAGGCCCTGGAGGTGGGCCTTATGCCATTACCTCCTACAATCGTAGTACCAGCATTAATGCTAGTAATGCTGCACATGATTGTCTACAAATGTGGACAGATCCAACGGACATGTGCATCAGTGCTAATGGTGTTGTTACTACACAAGTTAATATGGGAGCTCTAGAGGTTGAGATCCCATATTATTCCAATGTTCGTTTCTATCCTGCAAAATTTCAGAATAGAACAACTGCTGGCAATTTTAAATTGCCGTGGGGTTATAATTTCTCTATATATAATAACTCCACAAGTAATCCTCTGCGCACGTGTGCACTAGTCGCTGCCGCAGAAGATTTTAACCTCTTTTTCTTTACTGGAGCGCCACCGATGTTTTATGTGCCGACTCCAGCACCTTAGTCCCAGTGTAACCCTGGGAGGGGCTTGATATAAGTCCTTAGGGAAGATATTTTAACGCACTTTTGTTAAACCTTTAGGTTTTTACTGTACTGTTAGGATGATGACTATCTTCCCTACAGTGCACGAATTTTACTAATTGATTACAACTTAAGAAGCGTATTCCCTACAATCTGAAAGTTCTCGAATTACTCCTTGGTATAAGGAGCAGGTTGGGTCATCCCTGGCGATGGTTCGAGAAGTAGGTTACACTCGC